CGTCTAGACGGTGGGAATAGACCACAAATAAAAACTGAATAACTCTGAACGTTCAGAGAGTCGATAAACACTTCTCTCTTTAAAACAATGGCATTCCAATCTTCTGATATGCCCGCATCCCTTACTCGGGGCGGACAACTTAACTCCACGGGTGACGCCCGTGCCCTTTACCTTAAGCTTTTCTCTGGCGAAATGTTTAAGGGTTTCCAGAACAACACGATTGCTCGTGATCTGGTTATGCGCCGTACCCTCAAGGGCGGCAAGAGCCTCCAGTTCATCTACACTGGTCGCACGACTGCTGAGTACCACACTCCTGGTAACAGCATCCTGGGTGATACCAACGCTGCACCTCCGGTGGCAGAAAAGACCATCACCTGTGATGACCTGCTGATCAGCTCGGCTTTCGTCTACGAATTAGACGAAGTTCTGAGCCATTACGACCTGAGGAGCGAGATCTCCCGTAAGATCGGCTATGCTCTGGCTGAAAAGTATGACCGTCTGATCTTCCGTCAGATCGCCAAAGGTGCTCGTCTTGCATCTCCTATCACCAAGACTGGCTATGTTGAGCCCGGTGGTACCCAGGTTCAAGTCGGTTCTGGCGCTGGTACTGAAGCTGATGCTTTCTCTGCTACCGCTCTTGTTAACGCTTTCTATGATGCAGCTGCTGCCATGGATGAAAAAGGCGTCAGCATGGACGGACGAGTGGGTATCCTCAACCCCCGCCAGTACTACGCTCTGATCCAGCAAGTGGGTGAGAACGGTCTGGTGAACCGCGATGAGCAAGGTGAAGCTCGTCAGCGTGGTAACGGCGTCGTTGAGATTGCCGGTATCAAGATCTATAAGTCCATGAACATTCCGTTCCTGGGTCGTTATGGTACCAAGTACGGCGGCACCACTGGTGAAGCTGATCCTGGTAACACCGGTTCGTTCGTGAACCCTGCTATCGAAGATGGCGGCGGTGTCACTGGTCAGAACAACAACTACGGTGAGGCTACCTCTTTCGATACCTCCTGTGGTCTGATCTTCCAGCGCGAAGCTGCTGGTTGTGTGGAAGCTATTTCTCCTCAGGTGCAAGTCACCAGCGGAGACGTTTCCGTGATCTACCAAGGCGACGTCATCCTGGGTCGTTTGGCCATGGGTGCTGACTTCCTGAATCCGGCTGCTTGTGTTGAGCTTCATGCTACCAGCACTGCACCTACCGCTTTCGGTGATGTGTATCCTTCTAACGTCACCACCTCCTGATAATTTTTAGTATCAGATACGGGAGCCTCTTCGGGGGCTCCTTTTTTTTAATTCCTTATTGAGAATTAGTCTTATTATCAATTATGCCTTTCCCTACTACTGGCTCCAACACTGAGCTACAAGCTGTTAATCAGATCCTGGCGTCAGTTGGTCAGGCTCCTGTTACTACGTTGACAACTGAAGAGACTCTTGTAATTAACGAGGTTAGTCGCTTTGTTGGTTCTATCTCTGGTACAACTCTTACCACTGAAACTGCTAACATTCCTGTTGGTACTTACATTGGTGGTACGGGTGTGGCTAGTGGAACCTCTATTGCTACTGCTGGTGTAGAACAAGCCACCACTCCTGTGACGTATGAATACACTGTGAACATTTCACAGACTGTTGCATCACGGGCAATGACTCAATCTATCGTTACAAGTAGAGTTGAAACCCCAACCAACCCGGACGTTGCGATTGCACTCAACACCCTTCGAGAAGTGTCGCGTGAAGTACAGGCTGAAGGCTGGTCTTTCAATAAAGAATACGATTATCCTATCACCCCAGATAATAACGACGAGATCAATATCCCTAACAATGTCCTTCAAATGGACTTGACCACTACCCGTACTGTTAACCTGAATCGGGATAGTATTAACCGTGGAGGTAAACTCTATGACCGCATGGCCCACTCCTATAAGTGGACTGATGAAACTGTTTATGTAGACATCCTTTGGGAAATGGATTGGGGTGACATCCCTGAACCTATCCAAGCGTTCATCGTTGCACGAGCAGCTAGCATTGTGTCTAGCCGTATCATCGGTGATCCTAACCAGTACCAAATGCTCCAACAAAAGGAAGCGTTTGCACGTGCTATGGCTCTTGAGTATGAAACGAGTCAAGGCGATTACACGTACTTTGGTGCACCTAAGGAAGGGAACTACTATCAGAGCTATCAACCGTTCCATACCTTGCAACGCTAATGCCAGCAGTAACTCAACTCACACCAAACTTTCTAGGTGGTGTATCGAAGCAAAATGATGACAAAAAATTAGAAGGACAATTGACCGAGTGTGTCAATGGTTATCCTGACCCCACCTATGGATTACTTAAGCGTCCTGGTATGCAATTCACCAGCGTCCTTCAAAAGGCTAATGGTGATGCGTTTACCGAAAGTGAACTAGCTGATGCTGCTTGGTTCTTTATTGAACGAGGTGCAGCAGGTTCATACATTGGTGCTATCAAAGGTACCAACATTTATGTGTGGACAGCAGCAGATGGTACGTGGTGTACAGTTACTAACAATGCTACTGGGTATCTGACTGGTACTCAGCAGAATGACTATCACTTCCGTAGTATCCAAGATACCACGATTATCACTAACCGTACCGTTAACACTGCTATGGCAGCTGCTGGTACGTTTGTGTCTAATTCAGTTGCTACCGTTAAACTAATTACCCTTACTGCAACTGAAACTTACACAGTTACTCTTCAAGGTGAGGACACAGTTTATGAAGCTGCTAACAACACCACCTTTGATGATTTTCTGATTTATGATTATACTCACCACGGTGGTAACGAGCACTTTATTGAGCTGTTAGTCGATACGATTACTGCTCAACACGCTGCTAGTAATGCTGACTTTCAAGGTACGTGGTATCTAAATGCCTACTCTAACAGCTTGGTTATCAGACGTACTGATTCCGGTGGAGCAGGTGCTCGCAGGATTGTTGCAGAAGGTATTCTAGTATCAGAAAATGGTACTAAAATTTCTACCCCATCTACTGCTGTTGCCTTCAGTGGAACGCCGTTAGCGTTCACTATTTCTGGTAAGGGTGGCATCAATAACGGTGCTCTTGAAACCTTCCAAGATGACGTGGTTAACGTCTCTAAACTTCCCACTGAATCCTTCCACAACCACAACGTTGAGATCCTTAACAGTGATGGTGGGGAAGATAACTACTACGTTCAATTCGTTGCTTATGATGCAGTTGGTGGACGTGGTTACTGGGAAGAAACCGTAGCACGTGATGTGTCTGCTGGGTTTGATGTGGACACTATGCCGCATGAACTGGCGAACACTGGTGCTACTACCTTTACATTTGACACTATTGATTGGAGTGCTCGGGAAGCTGGGGATGATGATACTAGCCCTGTACCTGCTTTTATTGGGGATCCTATTACTTCTACTTTCTTTTATAATAACCGACTCGGAATCCTCTCAACGGACAACATTAACTTTAGTGTTGCTAACGATCCCTATAACTTTTTTGTTAAGTCAGCTCTTACACAGATTGACTCAGATCCGATTGATTTGAACGTGGCTAGCGTCAGACCTGTTACTTTGTCTGATGTGTTGCCTTCACCTCAAGGTCTGCTGGTGTTCTCAGAACGTCAACAGTTCCAAGTGTTTACCACTGATGGAAGCATTTTTACACCTACCACTACCATTGTCCGTTCACTCTCTAACTATGAGATGAATACGAACATTGCACCAGTGGATGTCGGTACAACGGCTGCCTTTGTCAGTAATGTGTCGGGTTACAGTAAGCTGTTTACCCTTCAGCTACGTGACGTTGAACAACCTCCTATTGTGGTTGACATCAGTAAGGTGGTATTGGAATGGATTCCTGACACTATTGATAACCTTACGGTGAGTCCTCAGAACTCAGTGATTATGCTGATTGACAGGGACACACCTTACCTTTATCTTTATCGTTATTACAACAACGGGGAGAAAGATCTCTTCCAAGCGTGGACTAAGTGGGAACTTCCTGGTACTATTCAAACTGCTAAGATCCTCAATGACTCCGTTATTGTTGTTTCTCAGCATGAGGATGAGTACACCATTGGTTCTATCACCCTTGACGAGATCCCCTCAGGAGACGTTGTAGCGACCGCTAACGGCATTAACGGTAACTCATGCCTGGACATGGCTACACGCCCC